GGAAAGGACAAAGCAACGCGGGGGTTCGCTCACCCGCCACAAGGGCGGGGAGAATAGGGGGTTAGGCTGCCGCTCCAGACTCGCCACCGGTGGAGGGCTTCGTGCCCTTCGGGCGGATGATCTTCAGCAGCTCATCCTCGTCAATCGGGGTAGATTCCTTCTTCTCCTCGCCCTTCTTCACGGAGTGAATACGGGTCGGCTCACAAGACGACTTGAGGTCGGCGGTGAAGGTGCGCAGGTCATTAGCGCCGCCGGTGCCGGAGGAGAAGGCGTTAGTCGCGGTTCCCTCCCAGCCCTCATCAATGTCGGTGCGCCAGACGCGGAAGTCCACCTTGCCGTCTGCGCCCAGCTCCTCGCCGGTTACCTTGAGGAGCTGCTGGTCTTCGGTGAGGAGGTCGAGGTCGCCCTTGCGGGCAAACTGACCCTCGATGGACACGGACAGGCTTCGGGAGACCTTTTCCTCGGAGGCCCAGCCGTTGGAGTCAATGTCGGAAGCATCGACGGTGTTGGTCTCGATGTTGACGCCGAGGCTGGTCACGCCTCGAACAAACTTGTATTCTGCTGCGTCCGCGCCGGTTGGCTTGACCTGCACCGCCCAGTTGCGGTTGAGCTGCTTATTCAGCTCGCAGGAGTTGGGGGCGGTCGCAAACTTCGCGATTGCCATAATAGTCTCCTAGGGAGTCGATGGGACTGCCAGCACTGCCTCGTAGGTGTCGATGCTGTGCCAGCGGGTGTTGGAATCCGGCACTGGTGGATCATTTAAGACCCGTCGGCAGACTAGGACGCCTTGTTGTGCGGTCAGCTGGATATCGGTGAGGTCATGCAGGGCATTCATGGCGCGGGCGGCGTCCCTAGCCGGGGTCAGTTGGTCCTCCGGTGCGCCACGGAACGCGAGGCTGAACCGGGCCGTCGGGTTGCTGTCGGACCAGTCATTCCCGATGCTGACGTTGAAGATGCAGAGGGCGCGGTCTGGTTGGTCTAGCATTCGCCCAATGAATACGGCCGGGGTGTCCCCGGCCTCCTGGTTTCCCGTAGGGTCCGCGCACACGCCCTGCGAGTGGAGGTAGGCGGCGAGGTGGTCCGCGAAATCCTCATAGGTAGCCGGACGCGGGCTGGCCTGCGTGTTGTACTCGGACACCTAGATCATCCCCTTAATATGGTTTCGCACAATCTGCGCGACCCGCTCGGCGTTCTGCGCCCGCGCCGTCTCCAGGTATTTAGCTTGGCCCGCCCGTGGGTGATTCCAGGTGGTCTCCTCATGCTGGCGGCGGATGTAGGGCAGGCCGTCGTAGCGCACGGCGCCCTCAACCTTGCCGCCAGTATCAGTACCGGGAACGGCTTGGGCGGACTGGCGTAGGTTACCCGTCTCGCCTAGCGGGGTGAGGGGGACAGCGGCCGCCTCAACGACACGCGCCGCCTCCGACACGCCCTGTACCGCGCCCTGCTTCACCCGCTGCTTGACTTGCTCGGTGTTGAGTCGCAGGCTCATAGGATGGTCACCTCCACGTGGTCCGGTGTCAGCCCGGTGCCGGTGTAGGCCCTGCGGGCCGTGACAACTTTGCGTTGCGGTTTCGCCCCGAACTCCTCCGGTATCGTCACCGTCGAGCCAATGGCGGGTAGTGGGCCTTCCACATCCCAGTTGAGGGTCCCGGCCACGGTGACCTCCTCCCCGTTCCCTATCCCGGACTGCACTACGCGGGCCTGCATGTTGATGGACGCCATGACAGTGCGCGGCGGGCCGTAGGTGACGCCCCTAGCGGTTCGTATCTCCTCGCCCTGAAGCTTCACCTCATGCCTAAACCACAGGCGGGCCAGAATGTCGCTCGTGTTGCTACGCATTGCCCTACACCCGAATCCATGGCTGGACACCAATAAGGCCGGCGTCCTCGAGGATGAGGAGCGCGCCCTCCGCTGGCCCACCTGAGAGGAGTCGGGCGCGGGCAGCGTTAGACACACTGTTATCGAACGACACCGAGGAGCCGTTGTTTGAGGAGGAGGCCACGGACGCCTCAACGTTCGCGCCGCCTGTAGATAGCTCGGCAACAATCCCGGCCTCAACCCAGGCCAAGACCTGGGCGCTCGTGGCGTCACGAAACGCCGCCTTAATACGCTCATTCCTTGGCATCCCGTATTCATCCACCGCGTACAGGGCCGATTTAGTGTAGCGGCGCATGAGCATAGACGCCCGAGTAATGAGGCTGTCTAGCTGAGCATCGTCTAGGCCGTCATAGGTGCCGGGAATAGCCTCGGCAACGAGCTCGGTCCGGTCAATGTAATTCATTTCAAGATTCACTGGTCCCCACCTCCAAAGGGGGAAACGTCATCGTGCTGTAGGTATGGAAAAGGGCGGGCTACCCAACGCCCCCTAGCACCTATCTAGAGGATGGGTAGACCGCCCTATGCAGCGCCGCCCCTAAGCCGCCGTGCCGGTGACGACCATGGGCTTGGCACTACCCGTTAGGCCGCCGCTGGTGCAGCGGAGCCCAGAGTGCCCTGCGCCACGTCAGTCTCCACGTAGACCAAGCCCTTCGGGTTGACGACCTTCGCGCCGAACACCTGAAGGCCACGGATAATATCGCCGAAGCGGTCCGGGTCGCGCAGCGCCTCCAGCTCGCGGAGCTGGGTGGCGAACGCCAGGGCCCCCGGGATACCGGCCACAATGCCCTCACGGCCAGAAGTGACCGGGGCGTTGTTGGACTGGTACACGTTCAGGCCCAGCTGCGGGATAGACGAGATGAGGCCATTACGGGCCACAATGTCGGTACCCGCTGCATCTGCCTGGGTTACGCGGCGGTCTGCGAGGAGGGCGGAGCCGAAGTTCGGGCCGACCACAACCCAACGCTGGGCGGTCGGTGCGGACACCTTGTTCAGCTCGGTGGCGAGCTTGCGAACCACATCCCACGCGGTGATCTGGCCGGTGGCGGGGCGGTAGAAGTCGGAGCCGTCAAACACGGTCTGGTTCTTCAGCTTGTTGCCCGCGCCCTCCTTCAGGGCCGCCGCGACGGCCTTGTCAATCTCGTCAGCCATCTCAGAGCCGTGCTGATTGGTGGCGGCGGAGGCAAAGTCACCTGCGGCCTGTACGCGGTCGACGTCGGAGACGCGGAAGCCGTAGTACTTTTCCTGGTCCATCACCAGCTTGACGGAGGTGGTGGTCAGGTCGTCGTACTCAAGATCCTTGGTGCGGTCGTGGTTCTTGATGGTGGCGTTGCCGATGGAGTTAATCTCCACGGTGTCGCCACTGTTCTGGAGCATTGGCTGGTACTTGGTGTCAGCGATGCCCGGCTGGGTGAAAATGCTGGCCTTCTGGAACGGAACGATGAGTTCCGGGGCCCAGAGCTTGGGGATAAAGGATGCGACAGACATGCGCAAATCTCCTTAGAATAGGTGGTTTAGCTTCCCGGCCTTACGCGCCTCGTAGATTTCCTCGGGCGTCATGTTGTCTAGGTCTTCTACGGTGAGCTTGCGGGAGCCATTGTTTTCCGATGGGTTCGGAGCGTTACCGGAAGATGATGGGGCCACCTGGGCCCGCAGCTTCGGGGTTGCTGCCACCGTCTCCGAGACGAGCTCAGCCACCTGGGCCTCGTAGTCATCGGCGGACGGGTCAAGGGCGTTGAATGCTTCACCGCCCTTAATGAAGGGGACAGTCAGATCCGGATCGGCCTTGGCCTTCTGTACCGCTTCGGTGAGCGCTACCCGTTGCCGAAGCTGGTTGTAGCGTTCATCGGCGGCCTTAGCCTGCTCCTGGTACTTCTTGCCGAGGTCCTCGACTTCTTCCTCCTCCGCGAGGCCCATGACCTTAGCCAGGTTCTGCTTGTAGGACTCGAACTGCTGCTCAATGTCCTGCTGGCGCTTCTCGAACTCGGCGGTCGCCTTCTCCTGCTCGCGGAACTTCGTGCGCCACTTCGCGGCCTCAGCGTTGAGCTGGGAGATACGGTCATCCCCCTCCTCGCTAGGCTGTGGGCTGGTGGGCTCCTGGCCTTCTTCCTGCCCCGGCTGCTGGGTGGTGTCCTCGGTGTTCTGCTCGTCGGTGACGGAGGCGGTGGTGTCTGACATGTGGTGTCCCTTCGTGGTCTTGTTGCGTGGTAACTCCTGGTCTGCCACTGGCACACATCATGCGGGTACGGGGTGTGCGGTCAGCTTCGCGGCATCTCGCGGTGTGACCACCGGGTGAGGTGGTCGTGATTGTTGACGTGCTCCCGGATGCGCCGGTTCCACTCCTGTGTCTTGGCGCGGGCGGTGTCCCTATCAAGCGGAGAGAGGGCTACGGCCTCGCGGCGTTTCCAGCGGCGTAGCTGCCGCTCCATGTACCGCTGCTTCTGGGTAGCCTTGTACTTGCGTTTGTTCTCAGCCGGGGTGTCCATCGGGACTTGCGGTGTTGGGTCGCCGGGAGTGTAGGCATGATCGCGGTGCCGACAGTTGACATGGTGGTATCCCTTGCTGATTGCGCCGCGTAGCGTGTCCTTCACCGTCACAGTGACTTTATCCCCGGTGGCTGGGTCAACCAGTTCCCGCACCCCGGCGGGGCCCGAGATCGCCAAAAGCTGATTCTGAAACGGGAAACACTGCGGGGCCGAGGCAGTGTGCCATGACGCCCGCACCAGCTCCACACCGGCCTGCTCATAGCCGGACAGGTGCCCCTCCTGTGTTGCCTGGTTCCTCATGGTGCGTACGGACATGTCCACGTAGGAGTCGAGCGCCCACCTACGCCCGGCCCTATCGATAAACGCGGTGATGCCCCGGTCCGCGTACTGGTTGAGGGCGTGCCTCATTGCCGCCCTGTGGTCAACCCCGGCAACAATGGCGGACTGCACTGTTTGGGTGGTGATGCTGCGGTACACGTCGGAGACCTCGCGCACCACCCTGAGGTGTGTGGAGCCTATCGCCTGCGAAGCGCCCGTAGCTGCCACTTGTACGGCCGACAGGGCGGCCACGGTGGGTATCGCTTGGGCACTGTGGCCCACGTCTTCTAGTACGCCGAGCATCGCCGCCTTGTACTCCTCCACGGCCAGCGCATCCACCATGCTGGAAGTCTTAGCCCCAGCGGCGTTGAGGATACGGCGGGCGCGCTCTAGGAGCTTCCGAACCTGCGCATCGCGGTAGAGGAGACGGTTAACATCCTCATAGGTGCCGTGCTTAATCGCGGCGGCGAGCTCACGGAGAATAAGTATCTCCGCATCCTCATAGAGGCACACAAGACGGGCAGCCTGCCTATCCTTACTGTCCGCCATGGCTACTCTTCATCAGCTAGTGGGGCCATGTCCTCACCCAGCCCGAGCATTGGGTCCTGTGGCATGGCGGCGGCCTGGTCCTGCTTGATCCTCTGCTCCTCGGCCTCGACCTCCTCCGGCGTCCACTCGGGGTGCAGCTTCGTGAGGGCGGCGCGGATGGACATGAGCCCGCTGGTGTACACGGTGGTGACGCTGCCGGTGAGTTCCTGCTCGGAGACCTCTATCTGGTCCGGGAGGGACACCATCACCGGCTTGGTGGGAGGGGTGTAGCCGTTGAGCAGGGCATCCATGTGCAGGTATGCGGTGAGGATGTGGGAGAGGTGGGCGCGCTCATGGCGCCCCTTGGTGTCGGCCGTGGCACGGGTGCGGCGGGTGCGGGCCCGGGTCTCCGTTGCCGTCATCTCACCAGTCGCCTGAGAGTCCATGTCTACGGTGAAGGGAGATAGGCCCAAGGCAGATACGGCCTTGCGGATACCGGAGTCGATGAGCGTGAGGTACTGCTCCACACGCATGTCAAACTGGATCTGCTCGAAGGTCGGCCTCTCGTCCATATTCGCTGTCATTGACGCCTTGTACACGTCGCGGAACCAGTCGAGGTAGGAGCCCTGCCCCGGCCCGTCACTGTCGAGTAGTTCCTCGGAGACAAAGAGACGGCCACGGGCGGCCTCAACCTCGTGCTGCAATTGCGACCAGTTATGGTCGATGTTCTCGAAGATTCCGGCGGCCCGAGCCACATCCGACGTGTGGTAGTAGCGCAGTAGTTTCTTCTGCCGCCAGGCATGGCGCGGCCGGTAGTTGTCCAGCATGTCGGCGGTAATGAGCCCGGAGCCGGTGGGGAGAATAGTCCCCTCCTGTAGGCCCTCCAGCTCCATGAGATACGCGGCCTCAGGTATCTCGTCATAAGGCACCGGCTGGCCAAGACTACTGTCCGAGCCCTTGAATAGCTGGTATTCAATCTGCCCCGGCGTGTGCCGCTGCAGGAGTCGGAAATAGTCATCATCGTGCTTGTAAGTGTCCCAGAAGAGGATCGCTATCTGGCGCCCGTTCTCAAACTCCGCCATTCCGTTATCCGCATCCACCCACTCAATCCACGGGTGCGGGTCAACCGATTGATTCCACACCACGCGTCCGAACACCCAGCCGTGTGACCCCGCCCTGTACACCGCGCCCCACCAGTCGGAGGCGAAGCGGTCGGAGGATACGAGACGGTCTAGGGCCTCGGCAGCCTCAGTGTTGTCCGCGTCGTCGGCGGCTAGCTTCGCCTGCGGAGGCTTGCCCGCCATGTAGTCGGCCAGGGCTGTGGTGAGCTCATCAGCAATAGGCAGATGGTGCGTCACAAGGTGCGACGCTTCGGGGGTGCTGCGCTGCGGCTTACCAAGGAAGGCGCGGGATGCAGCCCCAACCACTCCCCCGTTGAACTGGGTTCGGTGGGTGTATGGTTTGCCGTACTGCCGGGCCCGACGCTCATTAATCACGTCTGTGTCACCGGAGATTAGCGCATCGTCGCGGCGGATAGCTTCAAGGGCCGGGGCGTACTCCTCCGGTGGCCACGGCGAGTTAGGGGCTGGCATTGGCATAGGGGTTCCTCCTTGG